GAGCGAAAGATAAAGTTGAAAGGGTTTTTTTTGTATTAAGCAGCGTCGCCGGGGTATGTGGCGTCGTCGTACTGGTAGAACGATTCGAGGTATTCTTTAGCGGTGACCTGACAGGTTCCGTCTGACTGCGGAGCGATCTCCTCTACAATGGCGTCGTAGACATGGCGCGTTGAGCCGCAGAACACCAGGCGGATCGGCTCAATGGTTGCCGACGACAGGTCAACCTTCATCGGATCATCAAACTCGCTCAGGTGCGGGACTGACAGCTGAAAATCACCCACCCTGCTTGCCACCATCAGCCCGGATGCAGAGCCATCCTGATAGCGGATCAGCGCGCGGGGATTTTCGTAAGACCAGTCCAGCGGCTCCATAACGGTGAACGTTGTCACGCCACCAGCCGTTGTCATCGCCTCCACCAGACAGGAAATCGTGTTGTTACCCGGAATATCATCCGTGAGCACTATGCGATCGCCCGTGTTGTAGCACAGCGCGTCCAGCTCGGTAGTGGTCTGGAACGTCACCCGCTGCTGCAGGTATTTCATCAGGCGGCGCATCCCGATTTGGTAGGCGTGATCCTGATTCAGTACCCCATCGAGTTTGTAGTTCTCGATTTTCACCGGCGTGGGATTATCAGGCGTCCGGCATTTAACGGTCTCCTCTGCCCAGGTAGTCCCGTTGATGTACGTCACGTCGACACCATCAAAATCATCATCTGAGGGCACGGTAAATCCGCTCTGCAGCTCCTCCACCATCTCATGCGGAGTGATCACACCGGTCCATGGCTTAATCCCCTCGCGGTTGACCGTCGCCAGGCCATCACTCAGCAGAAAACGTGACTTCCCGGCATTGGCTATCTTCTGCAGCATTTCCAGCGCCGAGATACTGTCGCCCGTGGCGAAATCGAAATTTTCGCCCCGTGGCGTCCAGTACGCGGATTCCAGCGCGTTGATGGTGTCGACATCCATTTCCAGCCCAAGAGAGTTCGCGACATGCAGCAGCGCTCCCGAAATGGTTCTGGCCGTTCCTGAGTCGTAGGCCCGCGTGGCCACAACGTTTACGCGGCGGTCCGACTGCGCCGCCAGCTTCCCGCCCGTCTCAACGGTCACCGCCATCAGCGACACGCCGGGATAGGATGAAGGGCGCGTCAGCAGTCGCCCGCGCAGTGCCTGCCAGTACATACTGTCTCGCGCGTTGTTTGAGCCCTGCTCATTGCGCCGACGGCAGCGAACCTCTACCAGCCCCGGAGAGCTGAGGGTGATCCGCTCAGTGAAACCTAACCCGTTGACGTTTTTCAGCGCATACTCGCCCTGGTGACTCACCCACCCCGATCCGGAACCGTAGAAGCGATACTGTATCTCCCACTCCACGTGGCGGATCCGTTTTTTGCCCTTACTGTCAAAGCCACAGATGCCGTTCGGGAAGGAGAAATTCACCTCGAATGCATCCACCAATTCATTCTCAGGGCAAACCAGGAACGGCCCCAGCCAGCTCAGCGTGTCGTTAAGACCAGTGGCCTCATAGTCGATCATCGTCCGGGCGGAGAATCCCGGCCATGACTCATCAACGGCACCGGAAACCAGGCGCGCCACCGTCGCCGTCGTGCCGTCGGCAGAGACAATGCGGTACTCATTCCCGCGGTGAGCAAGTGAAAGCCGTTGCACCCCCTCCGGCATGCCGGAAAAGGCCGTTCCCGTGGCAGAGTTATAGGCGAGTGTCACATTCGCCGTTACCGCCGGGCTGCCGCCGGTTGATGCCGTGCCGGAGGTGTAAACCGGGGCATCACCGAAAACAGCTGCAGGCAGCGAAGAGGACGTGATCGCCCCACCCGCGAACGGACTGGCCGACTCGGTTATCAGTACGGTGCCGCCGTTGTCCTGCGCAACCAGGCCGGAGCCGGTGAGTCCCTCGGTGATGGCCGCCAGCAGTCCCGACATCGAGACGTAGTTAGCCACCAGCGACACCGGGTAGGTAACCCCCTGCCAGGTGATCGTGAACGTGCTGGAGCTGGTCGAAAAATCGTAGGTGGTCGGGGCCGCACTGGCCTGGACTTTTGCCGCACTCCCCCCGGTGCCGGGCACTGCAGCCTGACCGGGGGTATATGACGCGATAAACAGATCGTAATCGACAGAGTTAAACCCCAGCGTCACCGGCATTCCAACCACCGGCGCGATCTCCGTCAGCAGCGGGCTGGCGATAACGCTGTATCCAGCCGCCGTGGTGATCTGGTAGTTCGCCGGGGCTTTCAGTTCGACCACGGCGCCAGCGACCCAGGTGGGCGGCAGTGCGTTATCGTTCTCGTCATTATCGTCATCATCATCCGTATCCAGCCCGGTAAACGTTACGCTCGAGCCGGATACGGTCATGCTGTCTGCGATAATGTCGTCTGCGTCCGGCGACGTCTGGGCCATATCCAGCCCGGTGCCGGATGACGCCCCGCCCACTTCGGTGGAGTTGACCCAGTTTTCGCTGCGCTCATCACCGGAAACGTCCGCGCCTGGCGGGTAATGGGTGCTGCTGAATCCCGGTAGCGTTGAAGCTGGCGTACTGCCAACCCGGATATCGCCATTGGTATAAATCAGATCACCGACACCGAGACACAGCAGCATCTGGACGCGCATTTTCGTAGGATCGGCGGCATCAAACCGGGTAACGGGCTGCACGACATAATCCGGATAAATACGCACGCGCCCAAAAACTTCACGAATCGCATCACCCAGTTTCGCGCTGTTTGCTTTAGCGGGGTTCAGGTCGAGGCTTCGACCTGTGGATGACGTATAGCCGCCGGCATCAATGTTACTCATCATGAACAATGAATAAGCCGCAGATGCGACGGCAATGCCCACTCCTATCCAGGCAATTGTCGCGGCCTCAAGCCCGAAAGGCACCGGATAAAGCCGGACATCACTATCAGGGTGGATCACGAAAATAGCCCATTCGCCTGGCGGAATTGACTGCCCCTCAACCTCAACGGTCAGCGGTGGGACATCCCGATCCTCGTAGCCTTCAACATTTGCCACCAGCCAGTTGCGAATACTGGTTACACCATGCTCATGCGTTTCGAGTGGTTCTCCGGGAAGCCGGGACGGATAAAAACGAATGGTCATTGCCAGAACTCCACGCGAACAAAGCGCCGCTTAAACCGCGGCAACGGCAGAAAGGTGACGTTCGTACCCGGGTTGCATTCCGCCACATGCAACAGACCATCGATACTGACCACGATTCCTACGTGGTTGACAGTCGACCCGGAATAACAGGCCACCCCGGCCCCTTCGCAGGGTTCGCAGCGCTCAAGGGTAAGCATCATCCTGCGCGCTTCCCGGTCGAGGCCGCCGTCGTCTTTGGTGACCCCTGCAAAATCGGGCCAGACGGGTAAATTCAGGTCGCGGCGTATCTCGTTCACAATGCCGAAACAGTCGAGTTGCGGGTATACGCGCCCGCCCTTCAGCCAGGTGACTGAACGGTATTTATCAGGGTTAAACATTGGGATTCCTTAGCTGATATAACGCAGTCCGGGGAATACAGGGAGCGTGTAGCGGTATCGCGGCCAGGCGGTATCGAGGATATTCATGTAGCCCGCAGTGATCTGCACCTCTGTCGCCGTCCAGGAGCCCGACTTGATTTTCAGCGTATACGGCACTTCCGCAGGGGCCGCTAAATCCGTGGAGATATAACGCCGGTACGTCAGAAATGCAGACAGACGGTTAGCCAGCGCATTGCGGATCGCCTTGGACACAACACCATCGATATTGCACAAGGCAAATTTGAGGTCCTGCGTGCCGTCCGCATTGCGCGCCGGCAGCGCAATGTCTATCGCACAGGCGGTAAACGTTACGGTATCGCCGTTCTCCGTCGTTGCCGTGATGTTCTCGTAACCCTGGCACAGATAATGGACGTCAGAACCAATGGTGATCTGCAGCGTTTCAATGATCATCTCCGGGCCGCTGCTGGCGTAGAGGCGTTTAATCTGCGTCATGCTTCGGCCACTCCTTATTCAGCGCAATATCCAGCAGTGAGCTGCCGACGATCCATTCCGGGTAATGACCCCATGGGGCAGGAGCAAGGGGGCGTTCCCATAATTCAAGCGTCGCCGTGTACTTCCAGTAAATCGGGGCCACCAGCACCGGTCCCTGATAAATATCTGTGAAGCGGCATTTGTAAAACTTAATGCCTGCCGGCGTCTGCAGCTTCATCATGAACCATGCAGCCCCGTCAGATAACGCATCACGGAACCAGGACTCAAACGCCAGCCCCTGCGCATCGGTTTCCATAAACCAGGTGATGCTGGCCTGCGTCGGCGTGGACGTATAAGCTCGCCTTTGCCGCGCGCGGCCGGTGATTAACTGGGTACGTTTTAACGGGCTTACAGGCTGGAATCCGTATCCTTCCTGTAATGGCATCGGAAGACTGTCATGCGGGTAGTAGATATCAGTCATCACTCTAACCCTCTGCCTGGATATTTACTGCGCATTGCCTTACCAACTTTCCCATCTCCTCTCAACAATTGCGCAGCAACCTGATCCAGGGCTTCCGTTGTCGCCCGCTTCTGCGTTTGAGCCATGGAGAGAGCCATCTGATCAGGTGTCACACCGGGCGGCGTATGGAAATGCTGCTCAATAGGAGCATGGATGGTGGTCTTGCTGCTGTTGTCGCTGTTAACGTTCTGGACACCAGTACCAAACCCTGTACGCCCCAGAGTTGCATCAAGCGGTTGGCCATTTCGAAGTGCCTCAAGCTGAGACACGCCGATCCGGTTCGTTGACGCCTGGTCGAAGACGTACTCACCTTTGTGAACAATACCAGCGGGCTGATACTTACCACCGGGGCCGGTGTAACCGCCGGAGGCGAAGCCAACTCCTGAAACAGCCTGGATATTTGAGACGATACTGGCGGTCTGCGCAGCGATTGAGGCCATAGCGATGATGTTGGCCGGATAAGGCGCGCTAACTGCACCGCTTGCTATAGCCTGCTGGATTTTCACCATTGAGTCCGCGATAGCGAATGCCTTGCTCGCAGCAAAAGCAACCTTGTAGATTGCCGATTGCTCACCAAACCCCGTTCTCATGATGTCGGCGGTACTGTCAAACAAGGACTGCGTGGCCGCAGATATGATGGTGTTTTTCTGAGCCTCGATGACCTGATTTGCATCCGCTGCACGCTGACGAATCGAGGTCATTCTGGCCTCACCCTCGGCAGTTATTTCGCCGGCCTTCGCATAAGCTTCCTCCTGAGCTGCCAGCCAGCGCTGGAGCTCCTGCTGCGCCTGGTCATATTCATTGATTTGCCCCTGCATCCCCTCAAAAGTTCCAGAGAGTCGCCCTCCTGTGGGTGTCAGGTTTCCTACAACATTACGAACCGTCGAGGGTAGTTGCATATCGGTGTTTTGATAAATATCTGCCCGTGTTTTTTCATATTCACCGGGTTTTAGTTGCCCGGTTGCTTTGGCTTTCTCCAGCAGTTCAAGGCGGGTTTTAAGCAGATCGTTGGTCCGCTCATCCTTCGTCTTTACCTGTTCCTGCATTTTCCGGTAATCATCCAGGGTTTTTACGGAGTTTTGCAGTGCCTCCTGCTGCTTATACGCCTGGAGGATTTCATCTGAACGGGAAAGAATCGATTTCTGGTCGGCTGTGAGCTGCGTTTTAGACTTGAGGTCAGCAATTTGCTGTTCGAACTTTACCCGCGCCTGGGTTGCGCTGTTAAGCTTGTCACTAGCATCCAACTGGGACTGCATGGCAGCAGTCTGCTGGTTTATCTGATCAAGCAGCCGTGTTGCTGCGTCCTCTGTATAGGCCTTTTGCTTAGGTGCCTTTGGGTCCTTATACATCTCGTTAATACGTGAGACGTTTTTTGCATATTGCTCTGCAGTAATTGCACCAGCCTTCAGGAATTCGCTTTGCTGCTTAATAGATTTATTGCGCTTATCCGCATTGCTCAAATATTGCTGGTTAACGCGATCTGCTTCCTGCTGCGTTTTAATTCTTTGCTGTTCGGCTTCCTTAGCCTTCGCCTGTCCTTTGGTTACATCCCCCTGAAGATTGGCAACTGATTCGAGCAAATCTCTCTGTTTTATCATCTCCGGGAGGTTGGTAAACCTCGCGCTAAAACTGTTCCAGAACCCACCATCTTTTTGCCCTTTTTGGGCTTCAGCAATATTTTCGTTTAAGGTGGCAAGTTTATCCGTTAGTGTTTGTTCACGCCCAATATTGAGCATGGCATCCCAGGCACCTTTCGCGGCATCACCCAACCATTTCCATGCCTGCTCCAGTGAGCCGAGGTTACTCTGAATCTGGTCAGAACGCTGCTTCATAGTCGCAGCATACGTCTCTGTTGCCAGTCTCGCAGCCTCTTGCTGATTACCCTCGTCCTGCAACGCCTTAATCTGGTTGTAAGTTGCCAGAGTCAGGAAGTGATATTTGTCGTTCAGTTCTCCAATAGCAGCTACCGGGTTTTGTGCGATTTTCTCGAAGTCTGCCACCATGCTATCGATAGATTCATCGGTTGCATCGTTCATTGCGACAACAGCTTCTGTGACAGTCTGCATTGAACCTGTAGCGATTTTACCACCAGAGACAACACGGTTTAGTGCCTGAGCGGCGGCAGCTGTGGTATTCCCTGTATTATCTGCGACCGATCTCGCCATGTCTGCCAATTGCCCGGTGGTTACCCCGGCAATATTCCCGGTCAGAACAAGGGACTTATTGAACTCCTGTTGCTCCTGGCTGCCTTTGTACCAGGCATATGTGAGAGTACCCACAACTGCGACAAGAGCGCCGATCCCGATAGTCATGGGATTCAGGAATCCGGTGAGTTTTTTGGCATTCTCTGCATTTTCAGACAATGAGTTAGCGTTATCAGACAGAGAATCTCTGGATTCATCGGCGGCATCACCGACCCCCAGCAGTTGCTGTTTTATGATCTCGAAAAGATTACCCCAACCGCCAAACGAATCGGCGATCTGCGAACCCTGCTGCATGAAGATAGTGAACAAAGGCATACCACCAGCCAGGCCAACAGCAATATCATTCAACTGCGCGGGGAGTAAACGCATGGCATTTTTATACTGCCCTGCCGAGATGGCGCCATACCGCATTTCATTGCTGACCTGATTGAGCCCCTTCTCTGTTAAATCCAGCTTATTTGAAAGCTCTGCGTGGTATTCAGGCGTAAGCAGCCCGGCATCTTTGGCTGCCGACAGTTCAGCTCGCTGTTTCTTGATTTTATCTAACGCAGCTGAGAAAGGGTCAAGTTGGCCAACTAACCGCTGCAACGAAGCACGCTGCTCTTCCTGAGCCTTTACTGCCTCACGTTCTGCCTGCGCTTCTCCGTTCAACTCACGGCGGGCTTCGGCAATTTTGGCACTGTAGGCATCATACTGCTGGATACTAAGCGCACCACTATACGTATATTCGAAAATTTGCCGCTGCTGCTCGTCAAGAGCCTTTAATGCGTGGGTGACGGGATCAAGACGAGCCTGCAATTGAGACAGAATTCGCTCCTGCTGCGCCTGTTGCGCTGCTGAATCCTGAGCAGCTTTCGCAGCTTCTCTCTGGGCCTGCGTATACCCAGTCAACTCATCCTGAGCAGATTGAAGACGATTGCGAGTTTGATCAATAATTGAACTGTAGTGACTGAATTCCTCCGCCCCAAGCACACCAGATAGATTTGCCTTTTTCAGCCGCTCCATTGCTTTATCCAGTTCATCAAACGCCTTTGATGTAGGATCCAGCTTATCCAGTAATTTTTCTATTTCTTCCCGCTGCGACCTTGTTGACTTCGCATTTTCGATGGCGTGTTTTGGTCCAACCTTAAGATGGGAGTTCAGATCTTTAGTAGCTGTGGAAAGATTATCCGTTGCGAACTCAGCTTTTTCACCCTCTGCCGTTATTTTGTTTAAAGCACTGGCTAAACTATCCGCGTTCTTTTCTGCTCCGGTGCTATCAAGAATAATAGCAAGGCGGGAGGTTTGTTCTGTCATTTAGCGATCTCCGGGCAATAAAAAAACCCGCCTAAGCGGGTTAGAAAATGTTTAAACAATGATGATTAGTGAAGGTTATCTACGGCCCCCAGCAACCCTTTCGCCACCTCATCACGCGGCAAAACAATCCATCCCTTTTCCCTGAAATAACTAACGAATCCTTCAAATGACATGACTACCTGATTTTCCTGCAGCGGCAAGGTCCCCTGTACAGCGCCCTTTTCATCCAGATACAGCATCACCCGGCTTGCGCTACGCTGAGGAGCAGCTACAGGAACGGGGGTGAATACAGGCTCGCGGGGCAATAATTCACCTTCAAGGGCATTCAGGTATTCAATTGCCTCACCAATCTGTGTTGGCTCCAGTTGGTGTATGTGTTCAACATCGAAACGCTGATGTACCAATTTCCATATATCGGGATAAATCCTCCCGAGCCCGGTAGCAATCAATCGCTCTGCGGTTTGACGCAGTGGCGTTAACTGCTTTGCGGTGGATCTTTTCATCTTGCGCGGGTTAACCGCCTGACCCTTCGTCCAGTAGTCATAGAGCACATCGTCGCACTCTTCCTGGTAACGAATTACGCGCTCGCGGATCTCGGGGCGTACTTTGTTAGGGCTGATGGTGTTGAGCCAGGCGGCTAGTTTGCGCAGGGCTAGGCAAATAACACTACGTCGCTGACTATCTCCAGGAAGCTGCATGGTGATTTCCACCACGCAGGTCTTAAACCTTTGTTTTAGCTTGATGAATTGGCTTTTCCAATCCATCCCCATACCCTCAACGATCGGTTTCATCGGAGTGTACGGCTCGCCGTTGTGGTTGACCACGTACAGCTCAGAGCCGTAAAACGGGACGTTGATAGTGCAAGCTGATTGATTTATTGCTAAATTAGCCATGTCGATATTTCCTTCGCGGTTATTTTCGATAGAGGCCCGGTAAGTGTTGCTGCACTTCCGGGCCTCGTTGTTTTCACGCCTTAATGTAGCCATCATCTCTCAGGCTCCTTTCAATGCGTTTGATTACTTCACTGTTCACAGAGCGCCCCTCGCGCTTGGCCGCCTCTTTAAGCAACCTTTTGATCTCGTCAGGAAACCGAATTCCTGTTGGTGATACTGCTGGTAAGCTATCCATTCCCTCTCCTTAGTTACATGCTGTAGCCATTAAAATACTACATGATGTAGCTATTATGTTAAAGGTATTTTGACTACATTATGTAGTTAGTTTTGTTTGGGAGATATCCAGTGAAAGGTGCCAGTCAAATAGCCCCGTTCGGCCTTCGAATGCCAGAGGATTTAAAAACAGCCATTGCCGAGAGGGCTACCAAGAACGGCAGGTCAATGAACGCAGAGATCGTTCAGATACTTCAAGATGCTCTTGCTGAGCCAAGCCCGGAAAGCCAGGCAAAGGCCAACTTTGCCGCTGAGGGCAATAATTTGCCGCCAATCACAGAAGATATGAAGGTATGGGCAGACCATTTGAGGAAGCGGGAAAACTCACCTGAGCTTGAAGGGCTTCTTCGTTCTATAGTAAAAATGCTTGCAGTTGTGGCCCCCGCGATTACTGGTGAAGAAGGACTGCGGCAGATACTCGAAAATTCTGCCAAGCCCGAGTCGATTGTCGATACCATTTCAGACAAAAAGCCCACCTGAGTGGGCTAGTTAATTTTTACGGCCATGAACACGCCTTTCGTACTTCATGTATCGCTAAATCAGCACCATCAAGGTTAAACTGCGCATCAATATCTCCTTGTCCGTATGGCTGGAATCTAATGAGCAACCTTTTATGTTCAGTGAGTTTCTTAGCTTCATCTATCGGATTCATTGAAAAAAGCGCTCGCCCTCCTTGAGCCACAGACCACTGGCTTGATGAGGCCTCTCCTTTATCGAATCTCATCATAACAGTAGATGTTGGATGCCCGTAATAACCCTCAGCAGATATTAAAAACTCCGTCTTATTATTAAAGCATCTAACTGCTAACCCCGCCTTGCTCCCGGCTTTATTGTATGGTTCTGACTGTAACGCAACAAGAACATTAATATTGTCAGTCATCGGGTCCTTTTTCTTGCTAATCCCCCACCCGGATAGCATCTCAACATCCTCAGCAAAACTATTACCAGCAAACACAAGTGACATAATAATCAAATATATGCATCGAGTTTTCTTTATCATCTTAATGAGTCCCTGTTGTTCTTTATCATGGATGAGATGCGAAACCATGCCAACTCTGGTGTATTTCCATAACGTTCAATGAATTTACCAATAGACTCGCCATCACTACCTACCATATCTCTACAGGTTTTCATCCACTCTATGGCTTCATCGTGACCCACCCCGTCATCAACAATTTGATGAGCCAGAAGCATAAATCGCAAGAAATCTCCACCATCTTGAGGCACATAACCGACATCAGAAGCCATAGCCCCGTTAACGTCCCTTGCCCATGCTCCAAGCTCTGCGACTGGCTTTAGGTGCGGAAGCCAGATGCCTTGCCAATCCTGCTTTACAATACGAGGTAACTTATGAGCAGGAAGCTTCTCTATCCTGCCATGCTGACAGAGAACGCTGGTAGGTGTCCGCATCTGCATTGTGGCAGAAAAACGATATCCATCAAGTATATCGCTGTATTCTGCATCGCCTGACTTTAATTTGTTTTTCTGTTGCTGCGCCAAATATTCAAAAGGCGATGAGGATTTGAGGATAAACACCTTATTGCCTGATGGCGCTACATTTCCTGTATCTTTGAGCCAAATTACAATTCTCTTATTTGTAATTGCTGAAAGCCTTAATTGTTCATCGACTGAATTTGCAATTTTGGCTTGCCTTGATAATTCTTCTTGACGCCGCCTTTCCTTTTCCTGTCTAAGTGCTTTCAAGTTAAGAGCGGCTATGTCGAATTGCGAGGACGCCAAGACGTCTCTGTTTCCGTCACTCCCTTGGGTGCTAACGACTCCAATCTCCTCCATTTGTTCAACTAACCGCGATGCACGGCTGTACCCGATTCTGAACTGCCTCTGCAGTCCAGCTACGGATGCTTTCCGCTTTTCGATTACAAAGCTAATTGCCTGATCAAACAAAGGGTCATCGAAGTTATCGCTTTCCACATCCCTATCCTCATCATTAACATTTGCACACAGGTTAGCACAAGGCGGGAGCAAGGCAATGCTGGCATCCTTGCCACAATAGTTAAGCCTCAAAGCCAGGCAGGTACATTTGAACCTCATCAACCACACGGGCACGGGCTGCCAGGAGCAGGCGTTTGCGACCACCAGATCCCCATTTTCCCATACGGCTTGCGCACTGACTCACCTCCCTAGTTTCTGCGTTTATCACATGGTCGATTTTGTTTAAGCGAGCCATAGCATCAAAGCCCTGCCGAACAAGAGACTGAAAGGTTTGGTAAACCCGGATCTCAAACTCAGCACTGAGCCATGCGGCATAGCGAATTGCAACAATTTCCAAGGCCCATACACCTTGGTTTACGCCGCCGTTAATAACCTTAACTGGTTGATTTTCTTCCAGAGTGCATTTTTGCATTCTGGCTAAGGTTTGAACAAATTCCTTAACCTTCTTAGAGCGAAGGAACTGGCTTGGCCCCTGATTTTCTTTGGCCTGGCCACTGCATACAGCTGAGGCGTGCAGGTAGTTCAGGCTGTAACGTCCATAGTCATCGACACGAACGGAAACGCCGTTTACTGATACGGTTGGATATTTCATCGTATTTACCTTTCTGTGGTGCGAGCCTGTTCGCGTAGACATGGGCAGCCAAGAGCGGAACGATGAAATCCACCGCCCTGCCTCAGACTCACACTACGGAAAGCTCTTGCTGGAAGATACGCACGCGAATGCGCTATTTGTTGCGGGTATAAAAAAGCCCCGGACCGTGCCGAGGCTCATTTCTTCTTGCTGTTTCTTTTCTGTTCCTTCGCCCAATCATCCCGCCAGGCATCATCGAGGGCAAGTATCGCTGCATCAAACTCGATACGGTCGATCAGGATGGTGCGCGATGCCAGGTAAAGCTCGATATCGTTCAGGGATAGAGGGAGCGGCACTCCGGCCATGCCGGCATACTTCCTGCCGCGCGATATCATGGCGTAAGCGTTGAGGATCTCCCCAGTGACTGCATCGATTTCAGGCTCTGGAATGGGCGGGAGATTTAGTTTCTCCCTGCGCCACTTTGCTTTCTCGCCCTGGTCGCCGGCGAATTCCTTTAGCCACTTTTGGGCCTCTATGGCTTTTTTACGGTTTCCTGAGTCTGCTGCTCTTTACCCTGAGCAATGCTTGCGGCCTCGGCCAGTATCAGCCAGTACAAATCCGGGTACTGTTTCAGCATGGCGATCCCGAGCTCTGGGGTATAGTCGAGAGCAACCTCTGAGCCATCCACCAACTGGCCCACCCCCTCCCAGCCTTTCAACAGGAACCGGGCGACGTTATCGATCAGCAGGTCATCAACGGAGTCGATATCGCCCACGCTGGCGAGATTGAATTCTTTGGTACCTACCTTATAACCTGCGTCCATCTTATCGATGTGGCGGCGCACCAGCGCGTTACGGGAGCGATATTGCGGATTCTCGCTGCTGGCCACCAGCAGGCGAAGTTTAAACAGCGACTCTTCTTCCGACGAGAATTGCCTTTCGCTGTCTTCTGGCTTTTTGTAGGGGGAAAACCAGCGTTCACCATTTAAATCAATTTTCGGGGTAACAATCAGCATAATAACTCCATAATGAAGCCCGAACCGCGATGCTCAGCAGAACGGGCCAGGTAAATTAAGGCGCGGTAACGGTGATTTCAGACGTTGCCGTAAAGGCGCGGGCCTTACCGGTGATGGTTGCAGTACCGGCTGCGTTACGCGTGACCTTCGCTGTTTTCTGCCCGGTAGAAACCACACTGGCGATAGTCGGATCCGATGACGTCCACTGGACGGTATCAGTTGAATCAGCTGGCGTAAGCGTGGCGGTTAACGTCACCGTAGAACCCACGGCGCCAGTTGAAGTGGCTGGCGCAACACTGATTGCCGTCGCCGGCACTTTAGGCACGCGCGTAATCGTCGGCGGAGTATTGGCCGCGGTGATATCCAGCTGAACCTGAACAATGTCAGTGCTCCCCGCATCCGGCCAGTCGCCGGAGATCTGCACTTCCGGGAAATCGAAGGTATAGGAACCTTCAGCATTCTCCAGGGAGAAGCTAAACGGTACCGTTTCGCCGGTGAACGTTTTTTTGTAAACCTCCCAGGCTGCCTTTGACCATGACAGCGTGATTTGACCTGACGGGGTAAAGGTTGTCGGAATGTTTGCGCCGGCGAACGCCGAACCGGTACCGATGCAGCGCTGGGTCTGCATATTGTTGTCGAACTGAATGTTAAAGGTGTCGACGCAGAAACCTGTCCCGCCATCAACACCATTTAGCCGGATGTTCGTGACCTCTTTGAAGGAGTAACGCAGCGCCCCCGCTAAATCAACCGGCGTGGTGAAATAGCTGGTATCGTCCCCCTTCGTCTCCCAGTCCAGCCCTGCAAACGTAATGGTTGCAGTGATATCACCATCGGCCGGGATTTCCATCTGGAAGGTGCCAACCTGGCAACCGCGGGCAATCTGGGCGATCCCCACATCACTGGCAAAAGTCGCCACGGAGAACGTAATACGACCGTTACCCATCGTCAGCACGTTATTTACCCATTCGGAGCCGAAGCAGCTGGCAAGAAAATCATCATGCTGGTTCCAGCGAAACCGCGTGCCGACATCGCCGCCGACATCCACTGTGCCGCGTGAAACACCCTGCGCCATGCGGTCACCAGCGATTTCGTCATTGTCGTTGGTGTTCTGCGTTGGCTTCAGACCAAATGAAGAACGACGCAGCAGGTTCCACGCCCCTGCTGTAGGCGTGATTCCTGGTGTTGTCTCGCGAATAAACGCGGCTACTACTTTTGCACCTGAGCTCACAGGAGCCTCCTGTTTTTTGTGCGCTACAGAGCGCGATAAGGAATTTGAAGATTGAGCTGTAACCAGCCATCGGTCTCACCCGCCGGCACAGCAGAAACAGCGAAATAACTCAGCTTTCCGTCGTCCTTAAACTCGAATAGCTCCGTTAGCTGGTCGGCCGTTCGGGAGATAAGCAACGTCCCGGATCCGACCGGAACAAACAGCTGAATGATGAGTAAGCCCGTCCTGTGGACGACTGGCCCATCCCCGATCTCGGTTGCGCCAGCCTGCCCAGCAATGTTGGTTAGTCGAGCCCAGATATCGCGGTTACTGGGGTCAAATACCGGGCCATTGGGATAATCCACCGCATCAGAGGCAATAGCGGTCTGTGCCGCCATTCGGGAAATGACAGCGTTTCTGATTTCTGTGAAGGTCATTTGTAGGCCTGAATCACACCATTAAACGAGACGGCATAGACGCCTGTCGGCTCTTGCGTTGAGTGGCCATTCTCCAGAGGCACGGAGTAAGGCAGGTTCGACTGGATGTAAATCACCGAGTAGGCTGGCGCCTGGTCAATGATATTTTTGCCATTAAGAAACGTCATCGTTCCGCGCGGATCCGGTTCGGTCGGGACGGAATGATCAGGTTCGCCGATGCTGACAAAATGCGATGCCCTGAAGGTTCCTGCGCGATACTCAGCCGGCTGCCTGATATCCATGCTGTCATTAACACGGACTTTCTTCCTGAGCCTTCCGGTTTTGGTCAGGTTAGCAGGATCGGCATAAAGAGATTCGTTCCATTCCCCAACAGCTTTGTTGTATTGAACCGCGGTCGCGTTGATGGCCCACAGCTCCGGGTTTCCTACCGGCGACCGTTGAACAATTTCATTCAGCAGCTGAATGGCGATGGTTCTCTGCCGTAACCTCACATCGTCTTCCACCAGCCCGGCGAATGCCGCCGGGTCGATGTTCCAGCCCTTAGCCATATCACGCTCTCCGCAGTTGAATGGAGTACGCAGCGCCAGCAGAGTCGGAAGAAGCGGTGATGACCTCGTAGCGCTGAAGCTCACCCGTAATCGGATCCGGTGCGGTGATGATATGCCCGACGGCCGGCTTGTCAGTCACCTCGTTAACCAGGGCGGTTAGCTTCACATCACCATGCAGAATGTTAACGCCATCGATACGGCGGAGTTTATAGCGCGCCAGCACTCCGCGCCCCGAGTAAGTCACCTGTGTTTCAGTACCGGTTTCCGTTACCGGGTCCCAGGCACCCCGAACGGCGTATGAGCCAGTGAAATCCTTAACGGCATCCCGCAGGTCGGTATCGAAGGCTGCGGCGACTTCAGTTTGGAGTTCGTCGCGGATACCCACGGTCTACCTCCTCTATGCCTTTTTCACCAAAACGCTGAAGCGGTATATTGTTAGAAACATATCCGCCAGTAAAAAGGACCAGGACGTTACCACGCAGTTTTCTGGTATAGATTTCGCCATTGCGCTTAACCCGCAGCGGGAGCGGAGCAAACTCAACAACGCCCTTTGCCGGGTTTGCGTAAACGACATAATTGATCGGGTTTCCATTCACAAACACATCGCGAGGGCCGAGCCCGTCACCGGCATAATGCACATCAGTGTTTTGCATATCACCCCCTTACCAGCCGTACCTGAGACTGACTAACGCCATAGGGCTTTAGCATTGCAAGCGCCAGCTGCAGATCAGACTCAAGCAATGCCGAGCTGTTGGTAGCGAGTTCCGCGAAGGTCTTTGAAACGCTGACATCATCGGCATCTACCGTCTTACTCAGCAACACACCAGAATCGGTTTTCTGCTGATAAAGGCCACCATTCGAGGCCGCTAGCGCTGCATAGGCGCCAGCCTGCTTCACATCGTCAGGAATGATGATTTCGTGAGTTGCCTTATCGCACGGCATTTTCAGGTTAAGTCCATTCATCCAGGTATTAGCCATCAGCACAGATTTGGCTTTTTTGCTTTCATCTGTCCAGGTGGCACCGAGAATCGAATTGACGTCTTCAACGGTGATGAAAGTGATCATGCATCACTCCATTTCTTTCCAGCCGTGCGCCTTCCAGTTCTCCACTTCATCAGGGTGAACGTTGGCGGTATTGGGCGCACCCGGGAATGCCGGGAAATCGGTAACCATCGCCACCAGCTGCGATGTGGTCGATACGGGTTCTTTGTTATCCGCCTGCGTAGACGCAGTTTGCTCAGCAGCTCGTTGGGCGCGCTGCTCTTTTGTTAATCCGGCCATTAGCCCTCCACTAAAAAAAGGGGCCGAAGCCCCTGTTTATCAGCCCAGCAACAACGCTGAGTGCGCCGACTTAACTGCCGCTACGCCCCAGGACAAACCGACTTCGTAACGCACCTGGCGATACTGGCGGTACAGTGCTACCTGGTAAGTGATGCCAGATACCGGGTCAGTAACGTTCATCACATCATCCGCAGTATCGCCGCCCTGCGGCATTGCCGGGGTTCGGGATGCAAGCAGGAATGCATTGCGATCAAACGCCATGTTTGCGGTGTAGGCGCCACCAGCGGTAATAGCGGTGTTGTCGGCCAGTGCCTGACGTAAGCCAGGAGCAGCCAGGGTGATTGCTGTGGCCGTCGCAGCAGCAACAAGGTATTTATTGCTGTCCCCGTCAAACGTCACGATGTCACCTGCTGCAAAAGCACCTGTGCCGGTATCAATGGAAATCAGAATATCGCCTTCAGCTTTTGCTCCATTCACCAGGTATCCGGCAGCCGGAGATGCAGCGCGTTTCTTAACATGTGCGGATTCGTGGATATTGAAACCTTCCAGTCGCCCCACGATACCTTCGCGCAGAAGCGCATCAGTACCGGACTCGTTTACTTTGAACAGAACAGACTGTTTACCGCGGAGGTTTGCGATAGCCGAAGAACCGAGAACCATCTGCAGATCAGTTGTCGGCGAACCGTTGTCAGAGAGAACCTGGCGCGCATTTGCCGCATCCGACAAATCACCTGCAATACCGAAAGGAGCGGTGCCGGCGGTACCAACAGCACGAGAGGATGCGAAATACAGAGCCGCGAGATCTGCATCCATCTCATTAGCCAGCGCGCGAAAAGCCTGCTTAAACTGATCGGCAAGGATGGTGTTGTATGTCCCTGCGGGCCCCAGCGCCAGTTGTTCCTCACCGTTCCATTTGACCGGGGCCATTTTGGATTTGGTGATTTTGACATCAACGGTGCCGATCGTCTGGTCGCCGTCATTTGGCGCAGTAGCCCCCGGGGTAATATCAACAGTGGTTGCCGGTGGCGCAACCGGCGCAGTAACAGTCTGGTCCTTCGCCGCCGCATCAGCTTTCGCATTACGCGATACAGCCGGGATAAAACCGACCTGTTCGCGAGATACGGTATCCAGAGCCGTGAAGATAGTCGGGATCAACCCGGTAAGCGTATTAGCCATGTGTATGGATTCCTTGGAGATTAAAATATAGGGTTGGTTGAGCTATCCAGCTCCGACACCAGCAGCCATCCGGCGGCTGGCAAAGAATTAATCGACGATGGTGATACCGTCTTTGAGAGTTGATTGCTGGTCTGTCGGGCTCAAACTGGTAAACGCATCGCGTTTCATCGTTTTCTGCCCGAGTGAATGCTGAGACTGCCGTGAGCCGCCTCCCTGGTTGCCGCTGGCCTTCAGAATGTGGTCTTTCTGTGGGTACTGCTCCACCAGGAACTCCAGCGCCTCATCAAAGGCCGCCAGCTCGCCCGGTTTAGAGCGGGAATAAATTTTGTTGCCGGAGCCGTCATAGGCAACGACTTTCCCGTCCTCGACTTTGAAGGACTGACCGAACCGCGCCTGAAGCATATCTGCCGGAATTGCTACTTTATCTGCGATGAATTTCGAGCCAGAGAACCGGCCGCCGATCATTTCCTGGTAAAGCTGGCCTTCAAGGGTCGTCGCACGCTGAGTAGCTTCATCAAGCTGCGCCTGGAAGGATTTGGAGATATCCGCTTTAACCTGATCAACAGCACCTGCGTCGATCAGTTTTTTCTGGTCGATTTTAGTCATCATCTCCAGCGCTTCGAGTGCCTTCGCCGGATCACCTATTTTGGCAAACTTAGCCAGACTGGCTTCAGCTGCTTCTTTGGCTTCACGATGAGATTTCGCCTCGCCATTCAGAGAGGAGATTTTCCCAACGGCCTGCACAGCATCAAAACCAACTTCCTGGCCGTCATCGTGGACGTAGACGGGTAAACCGCTGGAATCGACTTCTGCATAGCTTTTACCGTTAACTTCGACTGTTTTCAGTTTCATGTGGTTACCTTTTCGGGGTCATCCGACCGTTGCACCGCTCACCATCAGGATCACGGCAATAAAAAAGGCCACCCGGAGGTAGCCTGATTGAGGACTTAAAAGCTTTAAAGTCTGGCGTTGCTGAACGCCTGAGCATCCAGGTTACGCAGTTGCTCCAGAGTCAGCCATTCGCCCTTGTCGTTGTAGAAGTCATCGGGCGACATGCCGCCGTCACGAATCAGCCGGGCCCGGGTTACGCCAACGATCTGGGACTGTCGCGTAAACGACTGGCGCGAGAACCAGCCCTGATAATCGGTATCCGAAGGCACCTGCCCGTCCATGCTGGCACGTGAGCTATCTGATATTTGCCCTACAGCAATACCCAGCTCATCAGACGATTTCAGGATGTAGGTTTCGACGCTGCGACAGCAGAAATGGATTTTCCCGGGTCCCTGCAGATACGGCACCTTATGGCCGATCGGCTTGTTATCCAGTGTGTACTTGAGGCGGTCGCGAATCCGACAGTCTTTTGATGTACGGTTATCCAAAGTGGATAACCACTGTTTCCCCTTCAGGATGTCGTCGTTAGCATCCGCAAAGCTCTTTCGCGCCGTTGCCGCAAGATGCCCTACAGCTGTTTTGGCAATGCTGCCGGCGTTGGCCCTGCTCATCTGCAACGCGCCATCCTGATAACCACGGTTAGCGTGTCCGCGTACCTTGCGGGCTATCTGCTCATGCGTATCACCCAGCAGAAATCCCTGCCGCACCGTATTGCTGATACGCGCCATGCGATCGGCTTCAAGGTTATCAGCCCACTCACTGAGCAGGCGCCCCTGAAATGGCTGTGCCATCGCCGCGGCATACACTGCATCCGGTGAAATACCCACCAGCGGGTGAAGCGATAACACATCATCGGGGATCGCAAACTGGAACAGGCTCAGCTGAAAGCCTGCTTCGTGCTGAGCGAGTTGCTGCAGTTCATCAGATAGTCCGGCGTACATTGACTGCACAGCCTCGCGATTGAGAGCCCTGACACTACTGAGCAGCGCTTCCAGTCGCGAGACGGTAAAGCTGTCCGCATCCAGGGTATCCATCGCCACCAGCAACCGAGCAGTCAGCTCAGCGTCGCTGTCATTCAGGACCTTTATCATCCTGTTAGCTACACTGGTGCTGTACCGCGCTATCCATATCGCATGCGCTATCGATTCATCCTGAAGCTTGTCATTCGCGGTTGCCATTTGCACCACCCGGGTTACTCAGTCCGCTGGCCAGCGTGACCTGCTGATTCCGCAACTCGTCGATTACCTCTTCCGGTTTGGCGTCCGGGTCGATGAATTTCAGCGCCTGCAATACGCGAACAGCATCGACCTGACGTATATCACCACCCTGGCGGAGCGACTGCACAGCTGTTGCAGCTGCGGAATCAAACGTCTGGGCTGAAACATCCAGCTCGGTGCGTACGTCGACATTGCCGCCTTCTTTCTCACCCAGCCATTCCGCCATGATCTGCAGAATGTTATCGAGGGCGTCCTCAAGAGAGCTCGCCATCGTATACAGAGGGGAGTTTTCCTGCATGCGCTCTTCATTGGTCTGATCAACGGATTTGGTAGAGGTATTCTCGGCACGTAAGAGTTTTGCCCCGGCCTGCCGCATCTGATCTTCCAGTTTTTCCAACGACGTTTCACCAGCTTCAATAGATGAACCGGTATGCTCTACATATTCAAGTCCCTGCCTTTCTCGGTTGTCGAAACGAGTAGCTGTTGATGAGCCTATCGTCAACGTTTCGCCATCAGCCAGACCGTAAGCCACCAGCAACGGCACGCGAGCGACATGAAGTATGTTGTCCTGTTCACTCTGACTCTGCCAGTGCTTGATATTCAGTAAGGCGAGATTAAGAAGTGGCGGTGATCCACGCATGAAACCAGTGCGTTTCGTGTAGAGCGTTACCAGCGTTATATCGTTGCGGCTGGTTGTCCATTCTTCGTGAAGCGTCCATTGCGCTACTCCATTATCGCCTGCTTTGCGGCGGTATATTTCAACCTTGCCGGGCATGATATGCCGAATTTGTTCAACCTTTGTCTGCCCGTAGTCATCTCCATCAACAATGATTGATTCACGAATACGCAAATCTGTGAGGATGACCTTTCCGCCTTCAACTTTCGACTTCCAGCCTATGACCTGTCGAGGGTTCAGCATCGTAACGTATGGCCTGCTCCCGGCTGCTATTTCATCAGCTTTTGTTCTTACAGACTGAGTATCCACTCGTGGATAGTCCACCAGCGCATGAACCAGACCATACTGAAATCCGATGCTAAAGAATTGCTGCGCCCACACATCAAGGCGATTGCCTTCCATGTCGATGTCAGTAGATAGCTCTCTGATGCTTTCGGGCGCGCTTTCGCTCAATACCGTAGGTTCAGCAAAGACCCGCCCTATGTTTTGTTTGATCGCTTCTTCATAGGCAGGGAGCAGGGTTGCAACCGCTAATCTTTCTTTGTAGCTTTCAGGGTCTTCATTGGGCCATTTCGGAAGATACAACTTCCCCTGCCGGCGCATTTCCAGCGTGCCGCCCATCAGCGCATCATTGATATCCCAGGCCTCAACCATATCGTTGTAGTCGAGGTTGGGTGTTGAAATATCAGGCATGGTTTTACATCCGCAGTTTGGTGACTTTTCCGGTCGGTTTGATGATTGGGAACTGTTTCACAATGAAGTAGCCGCCAGCATCGTTAGGGTGGTCGTTGTCAGCTTTTTTGTCAGGTTCTCCGTTGTCACCCCACACCTGCTGTTCAAGTGATTCCGTGTAGACCGGACATCGTTTTACATTCACTTTGTAACGACGTTCACCGTTGCCATTGCAGAACATGGCGTTCATGGAGTTGATGCGATCTTTTACTGGCGGGTTTGAATCATTCACGATCACATTAAATCCAGCCTGTTTAAGCTGTGCGATATCCGTAGTACTGGCATGAGCTGACTTGCGAGAGTCACCCGAGGCGTCCGGGTAGATATAGATTTCACGCACCTTTCGGTAGTCATGGCCGTCATATAGCCAGAACCGCTCTTTGATGATGCGAATAATGTCCGGGGTGTCGTAAGCCTTGATGATTTCAGTAACTGCACAGGGAAGCCCAAAACGCAGCACATGAACAATTCCGGCCATCTTACCGACGTTGAAATCCATACCGATATACAGTGGCTCTCCGGGCTGCTCTTCCTCATGGCAATTATTCAGCTGACGATCAAACTGATGGTAAATCGTCCCGCTTGTAAGGTTGGTGAACTGGCCACGCAGATAGGCCTTGATCAGCTCCGGCGGATATGACTCCATCAGTGATGGGATGTAGTCCGCCGGCAGGTTCTTTTCGTTGTCGAACGTCGAGGCCTGCACCAGGCCGTACAGCGTTGAGAGCGAAGGCTTATCACGAACAGCCTTTGCGAACTGCTGATAAACGAATTTAAAGCCTTCCGGCGTCGTTGTGACGTCAATTCCGTTACGCAGGCCGGGCACCTTGTAACGCATACGCGCGATGATTTTTCGCCAGGCTAACTGCGCCTTTTTGGCGGGCATTACGTCCAGCTCATCAATCAGCGCGTTACCGATTTTAAAACCAACGATGGTTTGCGGTTTCTCCATCGAGCGGCAAATTGTCGTGCCGCGATACTGGCGCCCCGCGTAGAAGTGGACCTCTTTGTTCCCCTCGTTGATTTTGACATTCAGCCCCCAGTCGTGGGCCACTTCCTCAACAGTGGGATAAAAGATGTCACGGATCTGCGGATACGTTGGCGCAAAGTAACCCTGGTTGATTTTGGGGTGTTCCCACATCCCTTTGCAGATACCGCCGCAGCCGACCCACGTCTTACCGGAACCGAAGCCGGCGACATAGGCCTTAAATTTGTACTGCATCGCAAGGAATTTGGCCTGAGGGATGTTAAGCGTCGGTGCTATCGCCATCCTCTTCCCTCACTCGTGCATCGACTACGTTGATATTGATTGCAACTGGCGTTGGTTCGTCATCCTCCGGGTCAGCGGCCAGCTCTTTACGGAGCTTGTCGATCTCCAGCTGCCGGCGCTCGATTTCAATCTGCTGCAGACGCTGGGCGAACTCACTATCAGCCAGGCCGAGACGTTTTATCACCGCCTCGTACATGCGCTCCCGGCTGATGGCGGTTATCTCAACGCCATTCTTACCAAGCTTCACACCGGAATAGGCAAGCGCAGCATCCGGTGCCAGCTTGCGCGTATCGGCGAAGAAAGGCTGGCCGATGCCATCACCATTACAGCGAGGACATTTCGGGTTAGGCGAGCTGGTATGGTCGTAACCGTAGCCGCCTCTGTCGTTTGGCTCTTTCCCTTTCTTCGCTAAAGCCTCAGCCAGCTTCTCTTCGTACTCAACCGCATCGCGCCATTGATACTGGTGACCGAAGCCCCAGCAGTAACGGCAGCTCCCGCGGCGATACTGAGAAAGCTGATTGGCATCGAAGGTTGCCAGGCGCCACATCTGCTCAAGTACTTCATCAGCACTTCCAAGCGTGCGCACAATGGATGCTTTTTGCTGCTGCGCAATGGCCTGCGCAATACTAACTTTTGCTAACAGCCTTGCTCCCTGCTCATTCGCTGTCTTCTTGCTGTACCCGGCACGGATAGCGGCCTGCGTGGCGTTGTTGTCCTTCAGGTATTCCGCGACAAATAAACGCTGTTGATCGGTGAGTCCATCATCTTCCACCAGCTCTTCTGCGCATTTTTCCTTTTGCGCAGTGCGCACTTTTTTCTGCGCACTTTTTTGCGCAGTTTGCGCAGAAGGCTTCTTGATATATCGACGGGCGGTAGCGTAGTTCAGTCCCTGCGCTTTACACCAATCCTTCGGTGATACGCCGGTTGCGGCATGATCGGACAGGAACCGTTGCTGAAGCTCGCCCCAGTCCGGTTTTGCCATGGATTACTCCGTATTCTTTCGCACTGGTCCCGCCTTCACTTTCTGGCCGATGCCATACTTCGCGATAAATGCGGAAATCTTTTCGTAATCAGGCTCGCGCTGGAACATCAGACAGAATAAAGTCAGTGTCTTGACGTAGAACGGTAGCCACCAGCGGCTTTTTACTTCTATTGAAATCGTGCATACCTGCATAGGCTCCCCCTATTCGATAACCATTAAAAAAGCCACCCGCAGGTGGCATTTGTGATGATTACTCAGCGGCGGTATCAAAAAGCGCCAGAGCTTCGGTCGCCTCCTGAACCGCTTTGATGGTTCTTGCAACCACTTCCGATTCAGTTGTCACGCGGCTGTACTGCTGGATGAAGAGCTGATATTTGAGCTGGCTATCCTGGACGAACGCAATAGCCTCTTTTGCTGCTGCTGTGTCGTAGTTCAGGGTGGAAAGCAGATTCAGTCGAATCTGTTCTGCAGGTGTGATCTCTGCCATGTCTTACCTCTGTGCGATGTGGGGAGCATTATCGAAGCCACTAACACAGTGGCTTCTGTAATATCCTCACATGGGGATGAAGACT